TGCTGTCGTGCAGGAGCGTGCCTTCGTCGGCGTAGCTGCTGCTGGGCTTTGGCGGTACGGTGTCCACCAGCGCCACGCTGCCGGGGCAGGCTATGACGCGCTTGGCGGTCGAACCGCCGACTATCTTACTGTGTTGCATAATGTACCTCACTTTACTGTTTGGACCCCCACCATACACACAACAAAATTTGATGCAAGGCTTGAAATGCAAAAAATTTTGTAGTAGCCTTCTTGCATGACTGAGAAAGAAATAGAGCGATACTTCTGTAAACGTGTGCGGGCGCTAGGCGGTTTTGCCTATAAGTTCCGCAGCGTCACGCAAGTTGGCGTTGCCGACCGCATAGCTTGTATGCCCAACGGCGAGGCTTGGTTTATAGAAATCAAGCAGCCCAACGGACGCCTGTCTGCGTTGCAGCGTATCTTTTCAGATGAGATGGCACACACCAAGCAGCACTACGCGTGTCTGTGGTCGATAGAGGACATAGACGCATGGCTCAAACGTTTCAGCTAAGACCGTACCAGCAGCAGGCGGCGACGTTCCTGTACGAACGTGACCGCGCCATGATCCTTGCGCCTGTCGGTGCTGGCAAGACGGCCATTACCTTGACGGCGATGGATGAGATGCTGCGCGACGGCATCGTCAACCGCTGGCTGGTGGTGGCGCCGAAGCGTGTCTGCACTGACGTGTGGCCGGTGGAAGCGCCGAAGTGGTCTAGCCTTACCCCCGCGGTGGCTGTCGGCACACCCGCACAGCGCGCAGCCGCAATGGACAGCGGCGCCAGCGTTGTAGTTAGCAATTATGATAACTTGGACAAGCTAAAGGACTTATCAAGTTTCGATGGAGTGGTGTTTGACGAACTGACGCGGCTGAAGAATCCGTCAGGCAAACGCTATAAAGCTTTGGAGAAAATCATGTCTTCTATGAGAATACGTTGGGGGTTGACAGGATCGTTTACGTCGAACGGGCTGGAGGATGTCTTCGGCCAGTGCAAGATAATAGACCAAGGGCTGCTGGGCCGCGCCAAGGGTGCGTTCATGCAGCAGTATTTCATCTGCACCAACCGCGAGTTTGGTCAATGGGTTCCCGCAGCCGGCGCACTGGAGCAAGTCATGAAGCGCATCCGCCCTGCAACGTTCGTGCTGGAGCCGGGCGAGTACAAGGACAAGCTGCCGCCGTGCCATGTCACTGAGGTACGCGTCGCGCTGGATGACCGCGCGCCATACGAAAAGATGAAGCGCGACTATGTTGTGCGTTTCGGCAGCGACCAGATTGTAGCCCAGAACGCAGCGGCGGTAACGACCAAGCTGCAACAGATGGCGTCTGGCTTTGTTTACAACCGCGACGCAGGCACGCCGTCCATCTGGTTCAGCAGCCACAAGTTTGACCGGCTGGAAGAACTGCTGGCGGAAAACCAGCGGGCCAATACGCTAGTAGCGTATACATATCAGGAAGAGTTAGCGGAACTGAAGCGCCGCTTCCCGCACGCGCAGACGATGGATGATGACAATGTCATCGAACGCTGGAACGCAGGCGAGGTCGAGTTGCTACTGGCCCACCCTAAGTCGGCAGGCCACGGGCTGAACCTACAGCATGGCGGATGCCACATGGTGTTCCTGTCGCTGCCGTGGTCGCTGGAGTTGTATGAACAGACAGTCGGGCGCTTGCACCGCAGCGGACAGACAAAAGATGTCTGGGTCTACGTGATGCTGACAGACAAAAGTATTGACGAACGCATATGGGCGGCGCTGCACGACAAGCGTACAGTGTCCGACCTAGCACTAGAGGAATTAAAAAATGAGTAAACTAAACTGGCGGTCGATGATTGCCGTGCTGTCTGACCTTACGGAAGACCAGCTAAAGCAGGCGTTGGACGCTGAACTGAAGACGCACAAGCGGCCAGCCATCGCCCGGCGGTTGCACCAGCGTTACTCTGCGATGCGGACGGCGCGGGAGCGCGTCGAGATTATTAAGGGTATGAAGAAATGACAGACCATGCGGCAGCAGCAGCAGAGGCACTAGAAAAAGTGCTTGCCATGCTGCGGGCAGGCCATGTGCCAGAAGACTTAGGTGAGGCGGTTATTCTAATCGGTCGCTTGATGGCTAGGCGCACCTAGCATTTCAGTTGTGACCATGACGCGGCCCACAGCGCCGTACTCTTTATGGTACGTGATGGCCCATGCCGCGCGGTCTGCGATCCAGCCGCCGCGTGCAGCGTAGGCATCCCGCGCAGCCAGCGTCGGGTGTTGCACAACTGTCACACCATTGTACTCTTTTTCGTCGCGGTGGTGACGGTGGCCGCAGTGTATCTCACGGCGGGTAGTGCGGCCCCACTGTTGCGGGAACTGCGCGGCGAACAGCAGCGGTAGGTTTTCGTTCTTGACCTTGTGACCGTGATGCACGCCCAGCATGGTGTTGCCCCACTCAAATACATAGAACGGCAGGACGCTGTCGTTGACAGTGACGCGCGGTTCTTCTTCGTAATGCACAGAAAACAGATCGGCTAACCAGCCGCTGCTTTCTTCGTCATGGTTGCCTTCGGCTATAATCAGATACACTTCTTGATGGCGCTGCAACGACAGCGTTACCAGTGAGCGAATGATGCGGATGGCGGCGCGGCGTATCTTTGGAAAGCGGCTGTCGGCATCTAGGACGTGCTTGGACGCTGGCGTCACAGGCGTCTTGCCGTCGGTGTGCAGAAAGTCACCTTGGATGTTGACAACTGCCGTGTGCGCTGTCGGGCTTTGGTTGATCATCTGCGCCAGCGCCGCAAGGATAGTTTGCTCTGCTTTAGATACGTTCCAATCAGCGCCGCCTTCCTGATGCCATGCCAGCATACCAAGGTGGTAGTCGGTGAACGTGTACAGGTTGCACAGGTGGTCTTCTGTAGCCTCTGGCGCGGTGATAATGTCCGCCGGCTGTATCTGGTCCTTGAAGCCAGCGACTGTCTCACGCATGGCTTCTACCATCGCCTCATGCGTCAGCGACGCTTTGACCCACTGGCCTGACGGCTTGCCTTCGGAGTTGTAGTAGGTTGACACGCCCTTGGTGACATAGCCCTGCGGCACTGGCCGGGTGAAGTCGTTTTCGGGCGCGTAGCCCCGCAACGCTGCTTTCTTCTTGACCGCAACGTAAGCGTCGCTTGCCGCGCCTATGTTGACGCCCATTGCAATCGACGCAGCCCTAGCGCCGCCGTGTTCTTGAATGGCCTCAAGCATCTCACGCTGACGGGGTGTACAATATTTGTACAACTCTGGGTCTATAAATATGGATGACGGCATTTATTTGCCTTTCGGGCAATCAGCCTCACAGATACAAATAAAGGCGCTGTTATGCGCCTCAATTTCACTGACAGTTTCTGATGTATCTTTTGTTACATCGTAACTGATGGGTTTTGCAATAGCGCAATAGCTATTTACGGGAACGGTCGAAACGGTCGCGCAACCGTTCGTCACGCTCAGGATCAGGGATGCTGACAGCAGCCGCGCCAAGGTCAATCTGCTCATTGATGGCATCGTTCATTTCCTTAATGGTTTCTTGACGGCCCCGCTGCTTCCAACGGTTCTCATTCCAAAGCCCTAACAGCTTGTTAATGATACCCAGCAGGGCCGTCAGGAACTTCATTATTCGGCAGGTGCTTCAGACAGGAACATGGCAACTACGCCAGCCAGACCGGCAACTGCCGTGGATACTGTGGCCCACTCTGCGTCGGACAAGCCAAACGCCAATGCAATGCCAGCGAAGCCTGCATAGGTGCTAGGCTCTTTCAAACGGGTTACTAACCAAGATACGATTTTCATGTCATTTTCCCTTCGGATAAAACTTCCAAGGCAGTTCCCAATGCGGGCCGTCCTTGAACGCGCGCCAATCACCGCCCCATTGAAGCGGGACTTTCTCATCCGCCGCAGCGGCCTTAACTATCTTAGCCAGCTTGTGATACAGCGGCCAATCCCAACGTACTTCGCCAGCAATCATAGGCGCCAGATCGACAGCGTGACCAGTGATGTGGCGTGAGTTCATCGTCTTCGACGCGCCTTGGGCAACTAGCTGCTTCTGCCGCTCGACGGTACGTATGCCTTCCAGCACTGTGAAGTCTAAGTCTGACATTGCAGCCGCCTTCTTGACTACGCGCACCAGATCAGGGTGGACGCCTTCAAGCCGTGACAAACTGCGCTGGCCTAAGACTATAGTCATAAGGTTCCTCGCATCAGTATGCCAATCAGCAGCATAATGATTGTACCCGCGGCGGTCATGCCGACGCTCTCCAGACGCTTCATGCGGGCGCAGATACTTTCATACCGAAAGGCGCAGACCTGTTCGTGCGTATTTAACTGTGCTTGGGTCTGGTCGATAGTTGTCATGAAAATACTTTCTAGTTAAAAGCCCATGCGGCGGCGTTCTTCCGCTTTCTTAGCCCGTTCTTGCGCTAACGCGTTCTGCTGCGCGATAGGCGACAACGCAAAAAAGCCGGGGCTGCCCGCTTTTATATTGCCGCCGGGTTGGGCTGCACTAACAAGCGCGCGGTTTGCTTGGCTTTTTGTCATACGGTTTGCCGCGCCTTTTGCAATGGCAGTGGCAAGTTGCACACCTGTTATGGCTGCCGCTGTGCCGGGCGCGTACTGAGCGCCGTAACCGATAAAGGGCATTTGTGCGCCAAATATGCCCGCGCTGGGTGAAAACTTCCCTAACCCCGCTAAAACCTTTTGCGTAGCGGTTCCGTTGGCAACTTGTTTAATCAGCCCCTGCGTTGGTTTATCGAACTTTGACAGTTTACGCGGGTCTTTTGCTATCTTACCAAACTCATCCCGAAGTGCTTGCGGAAATGATTTTTTAGAGTTTAATGCGTCAGAGGTGGCAGTTGCCTTTGTAAACGCATTTTCAAGAGTTTCAGTTTGGTACCCGCGCCCACGAACGGTACGCGCTTGTTTAAGAAACGCGTTAGCCGCCGTTGCGTCGCCGGTTGTCTGTGCGGGCGTCAAATCATCCATAAAATCATCTATGGTGTCATCAAGCGCCGCTATTATTGCGCGCTCTTTAGGTGTGCCGCGGCCAGCGCCGCTTTGAGTGTATGGAAGATCACGAATAGATTTTCTAAACTCTTCCAGCATATCAAACGACATGGGCTGTCCAGCTTTTAAGCCAAACAGTCTTAATGCCTCACCGACTAATTTGTCTGTATCTGGGTCATACCGCATATCACCTAATTTCGGACGAATTGCAGCGGCCAAATCAGTCATTGCTTGCGGTCTAATTTGAACGCCTTCAGCTTCCATTGCGCGGTACAGCTTACCAGACTCTTCTTTTAGCGCGGCAGCAGTTACGGGCTTTACTGTAGGTGTAGCCGCTTTACCGCCAGCAACAGCGGCAGGCACAGAAAGCGCCATTAATGCGTATGGGTTTGTGACATCAAAATAGTTAGTCGCAACAGACGGTGCGCCAGCAGCGCCCATAGACGCGCCGACCTGTCCGCGGATGTTCTGGCCCATCGTATTCATGAAGTTACGTGTTTGCGGCGAGGTAACTGCGTTCTCCGCAAGCTGAAAACCTTTAGCTTGACCGCCTCCGCTGACGGCTGCTTTCAGAGTGTCGCTGTAAACGCGTTCGCCGGGTGTCTCTGGCGCGCGGCCAATACCTACACTTCTATATCCTTGGCTAATAGTTTCGGATGGCAACTGCATACGTTCGCCGTCGAACAGCGATGCGCCTAAGTTATATACGCTTGTGCCAAGATCGCCAACGCCTAGCGCCAGCATACCCGCACCCGCACCAAACGGTGCGCCAAGCCCACCGGTAGGGACGCCAGTAGCCAACGCGCCAAGCCCAGCCGCGGTTGCGTAGGGCAGAAACGCGTCTGTGGTAACGCCAGCTATTTGCGTAGCCTTGTCCATGCCCGTGCGCTCACGCTTAACTTTAGCGGGTTTAAACTGCTCAAACGGGTTGGCTTCCGCCTTAACTTTGGCAGCAGGCGGTGCCTTAAACTGGGCAAACGGATTTGGTTCTTCTTTTGCCATTTACCGATTTCCCATTACTTTTGCCGCAGCACCTTTACCAAATGTGCGGTCAAAAAACGCGCGTTGCTGCGGCGAAGGGTTCTTACGAAGCATCTGCTTTGCCGCGTCAGGTATCACAGGTGTCTTAGCTGCGGCGCGAGGAGCGGCTGTAGCTGCCGTAGCTGTCGCTGCCGGCGCGCCGTATAAGTTATCTAGCCGCCGGATTGTTTCCATAGCCGACTCAAACCCTTGCGTGGGGTCAGCAAGCGAATCCAGAAACGTCATTAATTCAATGTTTGAACTTAACTGTGTTGCGCTCAACCCCGTTGCTTCTTTTAATGCGTTCATTAACGTCAGCTTAGAGTTAGATATTGTGTTAAGAGGCACTGAAGCCCTAGCACCAACCGCGCTTTGTGCCATGCGACCCACGCGGCTTGCGCCGAAATAATCGCCTACGTTCTCAAACCCGCCGCGTTCTATAGACGGTATGGCTTCCATCCTATTAAGTTTCTGGTAATCATTTCGCAAATCATTAAGAACGCTACTAAATAGTTTTCTGCCTTTAGCTTTAATGCGGTCTTCTTCTGCAATTTTTGCTTTTGTTTGCACGTCTATTTTTGCGGCTTCATTAGCTGCTGTTTCTGCGGGCGACGCGCGCCCAGCAACGCCTTCCGCGCGGACGCGTTCAATAGGCACTTGCGCCGATCCGGGATACGGCGACATACTTGGGTTCTTACCCTTAATTTGTTCGCCGACTTTATATTGCGCCAGCGTATTCTGCATCATTGGCTGGTTGTCTTGCAATTGCCGTGGTGGCAAATTAGCATATGTTGAGTCAGGTCTTTGTACGGGGTTAACAGCCATCGGCGGCTGTTGGCCCATTCCGCTAGCAGCCAACGACGGTGCATCCGCTTGCAAAGCAATGTTGTTGCTGCGGATTACATCCATAATCCCATCTCTGGCTTGCACCGGCGCCAACGCTAACATCTGATCAAGGTCGATCTGCGCCATGACACCTGTCTTGACAGCAGAATCAAGAATAGCAGGAACCATGTCAGGCGTCATCTGGCCTGCGGTTGGCGTAGACATACTGCCGCTGTTAAAGGAAGCGGGGGTATTTGTCATACCCAAGCCCTCTTTCATTTTGCGGAGACTTTCTTGCAAGTCAGGGGTAAGAGGCCCACCGTCAGGCGCAACTCTAGTTTCGCCGTACTTACCTACTGGTATTGGGCTGGGCGTTACGGGCGGCGCTGCCGTTGTTTTAGCTGGGGGTATGTAAGGGTCTTCAGTAGCAACGCCTGAACGTATGCGCGGGGGCTTATCACCGCCGAGGTCCATCAGAACCAAGTCACCTTGGGCGTCAAATTCGCCTGTAGATGTACGCTGGGGTGTATTCTTAGATAAATAGGCACTCGCTTCGTCAATAATGTACCGCACTGCGTTAGGGTTAGCTGCAAGTGTAGGCGCAACTCTCTTAACAATCCGGCCAAAGTCCGGGTCTGAGGCGGTTATCAAACCTACTAAGTCTTGATATGCTTCTTCGTTACCGCTTTCTAAAACACTTAGCCCGATATTGCGAAGGCGCGTCATATTAGCGATCTGGTAATCTTGGTCTGCTTTACGCATAGCCGCTGTTTGCGTCTGCGCGGCGCGGCCTTCGCTAGCGCGGGCGTAGTCCATCTCCTGACGTGTGCGCTCACCCTGAAGCTGGGTCGCGCGCTGTTGCGACGCCATGTTCATCATGTTCGCGTACTGCGCTGCGGCCCGTGAAGGATCGGGAAGCTGTGGGTTACGCGTCTGAAGGGCTATCATTTGGTTTGCCATATCATTAATTCCTTGGGACGCCGGGTAGGTAGAAGCCCGTGCTAGAGCCGAACCCGCCGCCCATTGTGGCCGGTGCCGACGGAGTATTGCTGCCATAGTATTTCATTAGGGCGTTGTTCATAGGCGCCTGCATAGCCATACCGGCGACTTGGCCCAAAGCGTTGTTATACGCGTTGGCAGACCCAACGTAGCCAGACGCGCGAGCTTGGCCGGCGTTCATCGCGCCTCCCGCTTGAGCGTTGCCGATATTGTACGCGCTTTGCGAAGCAGCGTTGCCTATGTTGGCCGCGCCGCGTTGCGCTGCGTCCGAAACATAGAATGCGTTATTTGCTGTGTTCGTGCCACGGTCCAGCGTAAGACCGGCTGTTCTGCCGTAATATGCCGCGTCGTTTGCTTTGGTCGCTGCGCCTTGGTTCATCAAATTTGTGGCTGTTGCATCCGCGCGCCCCAAAGCGTTTCCTGCGGTTGCTTGACCAAGGCCCAAACTAAGCCCAGCCATAGCTTGCCCGCGATTGACAGCAAGATTGCCCGTTGCGGCTCCGCGATTTGTAGCGATATTACCTGTTGCAGCCCCGCGACCTATAGAGTTTGCGGATGTCGCCTGCGCCCGCGCCAAAGCGTTTGCCGCGCTGTTTGAACCAAGCGTTCCCGCAGCGCCCGTCATAACATTTGCCGCTGACTGACCCGAAGCTGACAAACCGCCGAGCGTGTTAAGGCGCGCAGCGCGCTCAGTCTGATAGCGGTTAAATGCGTTTTGATATTCTTGGCTGGCTAAGTCTTGACCGAACCGCTGGATATTCTTTAGCGCGCCGCCGGACAGTATGCCGCCGCGGGCAGACGCTGATCGGTCTAGACCCTTCAAACCTTCTGTTTGACGGAAGGCATAACCGGGGTCTTGCTCAAACTGGTCTGTACCAAAAGCCTTAGCGTACTGGCCGTAATTAGCAGCAGCTTCATCGCCGCCAAGCCCCATAAGCTGCATAATTTGGTCTTGAGCGGTGCGGCCATCCCTAATAAATGGCTGCTGGAATTCGCCCTGTCGCTGGTACGCCTGCTCAAAATCGCCTTGAGCGGTGGTATAGCCTAATTCCGCGGCAGCTTGGGCCTCATCAAAGCCCCTATTGGCGTCGGTTAATGCGGTGTCAAAACCCCTATTAACGTCCGCTAGCGCGGTGCCAAAACCTGTATCATAATCCCCGCGCGCGGCGCCAAAGGAAGTGTCGTATGCGCTTTGAGCGGCGTCAAAGCCCTTGGTTGTGGCTTCTTGCGCGCCAGTAAACGCCCGCTCGTCCGCGCCCCGTGTTTCGGTGTATCGCAGGCGTTCCAAATTCTGCGCCTGAAAATTTGCTTCACTCTGCGCCTGTTGCGCTACTGCTGCGGCTTCCTTTGCCGCTGCAACGGACTCAGCCGACGCGGTGCGTTGTGCTTCTAACGCCAGCGCCGCTGCACGTTCCTGCGCTTGCGCTGCTGTGGTAGCGGCTTCTGCCTGTGTGGCAGCCGCCTTTTTAGACGCTTTACTAGCCATAACGCCGCCGGCAAGGGCTGCGCCACCACCGATTAACGCTGCTCCGACTACAGGTGCGATTGGCATTAGTTTAACTCCATCCGGTAAATTTGATAAAGTGTACCAAACGACTCTACCATTTCGTCAGTGATTTGCATACCCCCTTCAAGGGCATAGCTTATTACGTGTTTACTATCTGGCTCAATTTTAGTCCACAGCTTTTCAGTGCCGTGTTCGCGCAGATATTCAATAGCTTTTGCCCTTGCGGCAGCGGCCCATTCGCCGCGCCCACTAGGCAAAACAAACGTGTGTACTTCGCGGACGCCGGGGGCAGTTCCAGCAAATAGAAACCCGCCATGTTCGCCCATCAGAAACCAGTTGTCAGGATCGTCAACAAGTATCTGCGTGTCTATATCGCCGTCAACGCCGCTGCCAACATACGGCCTTACGGAAGGATCGTTTACGACCTTGTTTATAAACGCAGTGTCGTAGCTACGCTCCAGCATTAGCTGATCTCGCGTCCAGACGCGCGCAAGTTGACTGCCGCTGCTGCTGACGCAAGCGTAGAGACAAACCCACCAGACGGCAGGGTGTGGCCTACGATTTCTGGGAAGGTGTATGTCTCGCCGGGTTGCAGCGTCCGCGTCTTGACGATCAGGTTGCTGTTGCCCGTGGCTTCGCTGACCGCTGCCAAATTGACGCTGACGTTGACCGCGCTGCTGCTGAAGTTAGTAGCCGTGAACTTGTCAATGATAGTCGTGGTGCTGCTTGGCGCCGCATACTGCACTGTCTGGGCGTTTTCCATATTCTTGGCAGGGATGATGTTTGCTGCGATAATTGCCATGAGCCGGTCCTATCAGGTTACGTTGCCGGTGACGTAGAAAGTTTCAGTGCCGACGCATTGCACATTAGCAACGCCGTAGGCTGCGATGGTGCGGCTGCCTGTGGTTGCAGTGCCGCCAAGCCGTAGCGTCGTTCCCGCGCCCTGTGTGAGCGTAATGGAAGCGGCGCTGCTGTTAACCACATAAAACATATTGCCTGCTACGAACACGCCCGACGGGATTGTCGTAGTCGCAGAGACATACAGGTGCTTACCGTCATCAGCAGCAACAGCCGTAGTGTTGAGGCTTTGCGGGACGCTACGGTAGCCAACAGTGAACGGCGTACCAAGGCTGTCATTGACGGTTGACGCCGACGCCAGACCTGTGATGGTCTTGTTTGTCAGCGTCTGCGTGGCTGTCAGATAGACGCCGTTCGTGACTGTGCCAGCGTTACCGGATATGTCGCCGGTGATGGTGGATGTTGTGATTGTGACGCCGCTGATCGTGCCGCCGGTAATAGCCACGTTGTTGGAGTTCTGGCTGGCAATCGTGCCGTAGGTGTCAATATTGTCAACGGTCCATTGCAGCACGTTGGTGGAAGTTTCCAAGACTACTTTGTAGCTGGAAGCTGTAGAGAACCACAGGTTACATTCGCCGCGCGAGTCCAGAATAACTGGGTTGGTGTTAGGTGTTGCCGCCGACGCGTCAGTGTACGTTGCCAACGGCGTTGATGTACCGGCTGCATAGGTATAGACCTTGCCGCCGACCAACGGAGTACCGTTAGCATCGAAGAATTGTGCTTTAGGTTGGGGGGCAAGAACAGACATATCTACACCTTAATTAAAGTTATCCGTAACCGTCAGGATGACGGACGGAATTGCGGGGGCAGGAGCGGCAGCAGCCACGGCAACAATTTGGCAGCCTGTATCATCAGTAGAAAAAACCAGTTCAAAATAATCACCAGCGTTTAGCTTTACCACATAATTCCATGCGGCGACAACTACCGCGCTACTTCCGGCTAAAGTTGATTTTCTTGCAGAGTTTGCTACATTGACACCATTCACTCTGTACCAAATAAAAACATTTCCTGTGCCAACGTTGGCTTTGATAAGTTGCGCGGAAAACTGAAAGTTATAGCTGCCTACCCGATCCACAAACACTTGCGATGTAGTTCCGCCGATGTAGACGCCTTGGGTTGCAGATGTAGAGTTAAGCGTAATTGGATACGCTGTGTTGATGACGGCAGCAGTCTGCGTAGTGGTGTCAAAGAACGCGCCGTTGCGGTTATCTTCAAGTTGCGGCGTATACAGCGGAGCCAAGTCTTGACCAAAAGACGAACTTGCTGCCGAGTTAGCTTGACCGCCGCCAGTTATAGTAAAGAGGTTAAACAAATACCTGTACCACTCACGCGTAACCGTACCGTTTTCGGTGTCCGTAATTGGCACACGCGACGCAGGGATACGGGTAAGTTGAGTCTCAGGCATTTGTGCCGCTCAGTTGCAGTTCAGCGCCGGTCAGGTAAATACGGACAGGATCACTGCCAGACACTTCGTAGACGCGGTCGCGCAGCTTCAGCGTCATGCCAAGCCGGCGCCATATGACGCGGGTGCCTGTTGCGCCTATCTTGCCCATAGACGCCCAGTGTTCGTTGGACCATGTATGGCCGCCATCGTCGGACCAGCGGAGCATGGCTTGCGGATCGTCACCTTGGCCTGTTGTTATGCCAACGCCTGTCTCGCACTCAAGTTGCAAGGCGTGGTTTGCTGTACGCGTGAGATTGTTCTGGCCTGTCGGCAGCGCGCGCCACGACCGCAACCAACGCTGTGCTATATCGTTGTCCGCAAAAACATTTAGTTCAAGCGTGTAGATGTTGCCGTTAACGTAGTCGCCGACGATGATGTTGCCTTGGAAGTTACACTGGCAGTTGCTGCGGTGGCGCGGGAATACCCCGCCAACGCCGGAAGGCGTGAGCGGCTGCACAACGTAGAACGCTTCGGCCTCAAACGATTCGGCCTCAAATCCACCTTCAGACGGCGCAATGGCAGAGTAAGATGACCGCTGATGCCATGCGCCAGTGGCAGCGTCGTACACCCAAGTTTCATCTGCGGACGGGAACGACAGAACGTAGAACGCATGGCCGTCCTGCTGGTAGGTGTAGCCTACAGCGTCGCTCATATCTAGATAGTTTTGGATTTGCCATTCAATTGCGTGCGTTGATATGCGCTGCGCGCTATAGCCAGCGGCCCTGTAAATGACACCTTGGCCGCGCGCGTCAGCACCCAGCCAGAACACGGTGTTGTCCATCTTGGCAATAGAGTACGGCGCAGCACAACCAATTTCGTTGAACGCGCCTTGGATCGGCGACAGCGGAAAGTCTAGGCCGCCTGAGTTGTACCAGACTTCAGTGGAGTCCGTACCAAACACCCAGCATTCGCGGTGGTCTACTAGTATACCAACAACGCCGTCAGGGCTACCTTCGGCGCTGGCAAACTCTAGCGGGTCAACTTGGAAGCCGTCAAAAAGCTGCGTCACCCAAAGTTTCTGGCTATCTGGTTCGTTAAACACAAAATAGCCGTCCAAATATGCAACGGTAACCGCGCCGGGGAAGTCAGGGTCGGTGATCTGCGTAAACGTGTTGAGGGACTCATCGTAGATATACGAGTCAGGATTGCAGGCGAAGAATATTTGATTGCCGTTGTCGGCAATGGACACAGGGCCAGTGCCGGTCACATCGCCCAGCTTGACAGGTGTTCCGGTCAGGCTGGACAGTTTGTAGACTTCAAACCCAGACACGACGTAAAAGTCAGCGCCTTGCGTTTGGTGCGCCCACAGTCCGCGGATCGGGCCATCACCAACAACTTGTTGAAGCTGCAAGCCGGGGCAACGCTGGATAAACGCCGGCTCTATGCCTGCTTCTGGCACTGCTTCTGGAAACAAGTTTATCATGCGCGCGTTGGCAGCGTTTATTGAACGGGCCACATACGCACTGCCGAGTATGGGGGTCTTCATTAGCCGTTACCCGCAAAGATGTTATACCGCTGGCGGGTTGCTATGAGGTTATATGGCATCGACATGATGTCATCAGGATTGTTGATGCGCTTCAGGTTGCGCTTGGAATACATAGCAATGCGCTGAACCTGTGGCGATGGTTCTTCGCCAAACTCAGGCGCTAGTTCGCACGCTAGGTTATAGCGGAACGCACGCAGATAGCCGGGAGGAAACGAAAGAACTGTGGCAAGCGTTGCAGGCTGTGTCAGTTCTTCGACCGAAATAAAATGCCATTCCAGATTCATTGTTGGTCGCGGGTAAATAAACATATCAATGTCAGGATATGTCATGTTGACATAAATAACTTCAGGAAACGTAGATGTTGAACTTTTAACCGCAATGCCGTCATATTGCGCTTGGTTAATTATTTGAACGCCGTAGCTAACCCCAGTGCCAGTCTCAACAAAATACGTTGCGCTATCCAGCAAGACAGGACGGTTACCAACAAAGTTGCCGGTTGGCCCAAGCGTGCGGTTAACTATACCGGAAGGCCATGTAAAGACTTGGTCTTGCGTAGCGTACACAGCAAGGCGCTCAGTTGACCAGCTATCGAGCATCTGGTTCATGGCGCGCAGTGCGTCCTGCGACGTTTCAGCCGAGGGAGTTTCGCCTTCTGCCAGAACACCTAGCAACCTAAGCGAACCGTTGATTATGTCCCCAGCCGTAGCCATCTATTTTCTCCTGAGAAGGATGCCCCGGCACGAAGCCGGGGCAAACTTATTAACCAGCGATACGGTACAGGTTGTACGTCGTTTCGCTTGTCTTGACTGCGCGGAACAGAACGCTCTTAGAAGCAACGCCTGCGCCTGAACCAACCAAGGTCCAGCCGGTGCCTACTACGATAGTAGGAACGCCGGCAGCAAGAGCAACCAAAGCAATATCAAAAGATGAATTAACTTTTGCGCTGCTGAAGTCGGCGTTGACAAGTGCAACCGTAGGAAGCGTAATGTCTGCTGCACTTGCCGAGTTGTAAACAATAATGCCACCAGCCAAATCGGTAGTGGCCGCAGTAGCCGCTACGGTAAATGCAGTTGGGATAGCTGAAACACCGAAAGTGATTTCGCCGAGATTGCCGTCACCAACTTGGTAACCGCCAGCGCCATTAGGTAAAGTAGGCATAGTAAAAATCCTTAAAAATAGTTGGCCCCCGGCGAACCGAGGGCCGTGTTAGATTAACCCCACATCCGAACAGCCATCTGCGGACGGATTGTGCTGTAACCGTACAGAACGTCAATACGGCAAGGCATACGGTCGTTGTTGATGTCGTACTGACGAACAACGCGCAAGCTGATGCCGTTATGCACCTGACGCGAAGCCATATCTACGCCCTGTGGGAGCAGAAGATCGGCGGTTGCAAAGGTGATAGCGTCCTTGTGGTATACAAGGTTCTGCGGATATGCCGTTGAAGCCGTACCAACAAAGATAATGGCCGCAGCATTGGCAGGCAAAGTGAGGACGGTAGCAAGTGCCTGCGTAGCCGAATAGATCGGTGCAACAGTAATGTTACCAGCGCCGGCGCCACTAAGTGTGACATCAGCAGTTGCAACAAACTGGAACAACGAACCCGTGCTTTCACGCGTCTGTGGGTTGACACCGAAGCAGCCCGCTACAGTAAACACGTCGCCAGCTTTAACCGTTGTCGTTGCGCCAGCGCCGGTGATGGCGATGGTGGTTGCACCTTCAGTAGTAACAGCCGCCGAAGTCGTGCCGCCAGTTGCAGTACGCGAACCAACGGTAAACTGCTTGATTGACTGCGACATATTGATTTCGTCGTAGCCAAGTACGCCTGTTCCCATCATACCGTTCTTGAACTGCTTGCTGATCGTGTCGGTTGGGTTAAATAGACCCTTCAGACCTTCGACCAAACCAGCGTTAGCGGCTGGGTTAACAGTCGCATAGCGTGGCGACATTACAGCAGCAGCTTCGTTCAGCTTCTGCTGTGCAGCAAGAAGAACAGCCGAAGTAGCTGGGGTAGTGCCTGGCGTGCCGACCGTGTTACCGACGGTCAAGAACGAGTTGGCAACGTCAGCGTCGATGCTGGCAGCAAGCTGCGAGATACGTGGCTTGAGAACGCGGTCTGCGAAATCGTCAAGCTGCATCGTCAATTCAGCAGATGTGAAGTTGACGCCGATGTGCTTCTGGGTGGAAACAGCAAGAGTTGTGAACTGCTCGTTGTCATCCTGTACCTGAAGGGCTGCGCCGTCAGTTACAAGCGCACGGTCTGGAAGACGGATACGCAGGGTTGAGCCAATTTTAGCACCTTCGACAGCAAAGCTATCGTCGTACTGGCGGTTTACGTTACGAGTAAGCACGAGGTTGTTTTCTAGAATTTCTAGAGCCTTCCGCGTGATCATATCAATTGTTAAAATCGAGTTAGACATGGTAATAATCCCAAATTATCTGTTGCGTTGTGCCTCGTACTTTTTGATCTGCCGCAGCCGTTCCGCTTCGATCCATTCCGACGTAGTCATAGACTTAGTCGAACGAGGGTCGGTTGTGTCGTACTGGTTTGACCCAGTAGAACGGGCAGTGACAGGCGCAATTGGTGCCGGGGCGGTTGAAGTTTTTCTAACCGGCGGATTTAAGGACAATGAAGCCTCAAGTTTTCCAATTTCTTTTGCCTGCAAAATTGGCGCTAGGCGGGCGATACGATCAGCTTCTTTCGGATTAGCACCGAGGTAATACAGAACGTCTGGGCCAATGTCTGAAGATTGGATAGTTTGCGCCATGTAATCCGTAATCGGGAGATTGGGATTGTATGCGACTTGTTCAAAGTCATCATACCTATCCCGTGCTACCTCTTCACGGTCATGGTAAGCATCCTGCAATTCAGACTGCTGTCGGGCGTTATCGCGCCTTGCCAGCAATTCTTCGGCTTTACGTTCTGCCAAAACATCTGCGTAATCTTCATAAGTCTCAAATTGATCAGGGGTAATATCATAGCCTGCTTGTTGGCGGGCCTGTACTTCCTCTGCTCTTTGAGCCTGTTCGCGCTCCCATTTGCGCTGTTCTCTTGCGAGGCGCTTGCCAACAATTGCGTCAAGTTCTTCTTGTGTGAAGGACTTATTTGCTTCCTGTTCAGCAGGCGTTTCCGGCGTTGTATTTTCTACAGGCTCGATTGCTGCCGTGGCTTCGAGTTCTGGCGCGGAGGCATCCGCTACGTTGGGGACTGTTTCGTCCATGTTTAACTCCTGTGGAGTTCCTGATGTGCCGCACCAGTACGGTTTTTTGAGTAAGGTTTACTCGTAAAAAATGCTTGCCTTGGGTGTTGTGCCGCCAAGAACGACATACAAACCCTTGCTAAAACCTACGCCGCCATCGTCACCGGTAAACGTATAGAGTCCGGGAGTAGCCGCAGTAAAAGTGTTTAAGATAACTGGATCGCTGGTAGACGCCGTTGCGCTGTCGTAAACAGCAACAGTCACACTAGTTCCTGAAGATACAAAAATACCCTTCAGTTTACCAAGACCAACCTTGACTTGTGCGGTAGCACTCAAAGATATAAAAGTAGCAGCCATATGTATTATCCTAAGCCAAAAATTTCAATTTGTACAAGGTTGAATAATACAACCCAAAAATCTCGTCGATAATGTTTTGCAAGGGAGTGCAATCTTTATCAACGACTTTATACCGCATTTCCTCAAGCTCGTCTACTTGACCTTCAAGAAACTCGACAATGTTGTTTGTCTTCTTAGCCGACATAAGCGAAATAGGGCCAATTAGGCCGTATTTTCCCTGATAGGCTTCTGCAAATTTGTCAGCCAGTTCGATCACTTCATCATAGAAAGTGTTTAAAGCGGAGTGCTTGGCAAAGCTGCGTGTGTTCAGATGCGTCGAATGGGCTACATCGCGCGCGAGAAACAGTGTGCCTACAAAGTTAGCGCAATTCATGATGGTGGACTTTCAGGCCAGACGATAGCAAACGGGTTAGCTTGGGTCGTTACATCGCGTAAGTCTTGACGATATGTGGCCCACGCAGCAGCGTCTACAGGCGCGTCAGGTAGCTGCGTCCAATCGGATTCAACCAGCAGTTTGTTACGCTCAGCACGAATAATAGGCCATTGCGCTCCAACCTTTGCGGCTGACTCGTCTGCGCTAAGGTCCGTCACACTATAGTTCTGTGTCCAAACGCCGTCGATCAGCAGGGCTGGGCCTTCATCAAGACTTTGCGTGGCTGGCTCGTGATATGGCGGTGTGACGATCTGTTTCTTGTGGACGCCAAAACGTTCGACCTGTTCAGGTGTTAGCGCGCGGGCGTAGCAATAGTTATCCGCGTCCCACTGCGTCGGCTCTACATCAAAGATGTGCCGTATAAAGGTGTCGCCTTGGGCTTGGACATACCACATTATTCTGCTTCCTTTGCTTCCCGCTTGGCGGTTACACGTACAACAGCCGCATCGTATGCAGCTTGGTCTTCAATCTGTTCTTTCAGCGCCGACATGATTGCCTCTACGTTGCCCATCTGCTTGCGCGTATCGTTCAGTCTTTCTGCTACGTTCGCCGCAAATTCATTGTCGGTGGCTTTTGCTAACAAATGTTCAAAATTCTTGCGGTCAAAGTCGTAATGAAAATGTTCAATTTCGCGCGCATACATGGCTTCGGCAAGCGTGTCGTATTTATATTCGTCGCTAAGTTGTGTATAAATCATGTAATATCTTTCTTAAACACTATAGTTAAATGCAACGCCATTGCCTGACCCGGTTGGCAACGTAGCTGGATCAGTGTATATAACCCCAAATCCCGTTGCGCTCCACGGGTATACAGATATTAGGTTTCCGCCGGTAGTTGAAACAGCTAAAGCATCGCCGGGGACATTAAAAGCTACGTTAGCGCCGTTGATGGAAGGTAGTGTGGCTGGATTTGAAAATCTTGCCCCAAAACCAAGCGCGCTCCAAGCATATACGTTTATATTTGGTGCGCCAGTTTGCGCGAGAGCAACAGCAGACCCAGAAGGGTTAAAAGAAACGCCTCTACTACCAAGTGTAGGGAGCGTTGCTGGGTTAGTGTATTTAACACCAAAACCCGCGCCGCTCCACGGATACGCAGTAACAAACGGAGATGTATCGTGCGCGACAACTATAGCGTCATTAGCCGGGGAAAAAGAAACGCCATAAACTTCCGCCGCAGGCAAGGTAGCTGGGTTAGTATATTTAGTACCAAAACCAGTGCCACTATTCCACGGGTATACAGATATAAATGGAGATACAAAATGTCCAACAGCTATTGCGTCCCCTGTAGGATTAAAAGCAACGGAAGTACCCACGCCTGCCGGCAGCGTTGCTGGGTTAGTGTATTTAGCACCAAAACCCGCGCCGCTCCATAGGTAAGCAGTGACAAACGGAGATGTATCGTGCGCGACAACTATTGAGGTTGCAGCAGGATTAATCGCAATTCCGCGGCCATTTCCTGTAGGTAAAGTTGCTGGATCTGTATATTTAGTACCAAATCCGGCTGTACTCCACGGATATGCAGTTACGAATGGGCTAGTAGCGTGTCCAACGGCTATTGCGTTATTTGCGGGGGAAATAGAAACACTAAGGCCATTGTTCGCAGGCAAGGTAGCTGGATTAGTATACTTAACGCCAAACCCAGAATTGCTCCACGGGTACGCAGACACAAAAGGGCTAACGGAGTGTGCAACAACTATATTTTGCGCCTGTGCCGTGGTGTTAGTTTGAAAAAGGTAGTTCGCCATCCATTTAGTTGCAGTAACTTTTATGCACATAAGCGTGTTGTTTGCAGGCACAACGGCAGTTCCTGTCAAACCACCGCCGCGTACTAACGTGTCCGTAGTTATGGCAACGTTGACTGGCGTGCCGCCATTATCTACTGTAAACAATACAACTGTACCGATTGGAAATGCTACGCTGGCATTTGCAGGAATAGTGTATGTACGAACAAAAGTGTCGGATGCAGGGTGGAATATTTGCTTGCCCGCGTCGCCCAGCACAAGCGTATAGTTTGCCGTCTGAATGTTTTGCGGAAAAGCCACGCCAGTTGCTAAAGCTGTAGACGCCCATGTTGTACCGTTGCTGGTCAGAACGTTACCTGAAGTACCCGGCGCAACAGAGGTCACAGCCGACGTGCCGTTACCAATCAGAACGTTATTAGCTGTAAGTGTGGCTAAACCTGTGCCCCCCGACGCAACGCCAAGTGCGGTGGTAAGCGTTGTAGCGCCTGTAACGGCAAGTGTACTACTAAGAATTGTAGCGCCTGTAACACCAAGTGTACCTGTGACGGCAAAGTTATTAGGTATAGTGACATTGCCCGCAGCAGTCACAGAAATTGGCAGTTCTTGCACGTTGCCAGCGCCAGACGTATCTCGGCCTAGAACTTTACCGGCAGCCGCTGTTAATACGTGTTCTTGGTTCCAGTTGGACGGCTGGACAAGCGTTGCGTCGGCGCTGT